CTGGCGGCGGCGTTCTGGTTATTCTTACTCGTTGGCATGACGATGATCTTGCTGGGCGATTACTTAAAGCAGCAGCGGATAAAGGGGAACAGTGGGAAGTAGTTAACTACCCTGCCCGAGCCGAAGTTGACGAACAATTTAGAAAGACCGGTGAAGCATTACATCGTGAACGATACGACGAGGATGCCTTAGCCAGAATTGAAAGAGCCGTTGGCCCACGAGATTGGTCAGCGCTATACCAACAGAACCCTGTTGCAGATGATGGCGACTACTTCACACGAAGCATGATCCATTACTACGATCGTGAAGACATAGACCACGATCGTATGAAGTTCTACTGCGCATGGGATTTGGCTATTGGTAAAAATGATCGGAATGACTACACCGTGGGCATAGTAGTAGGTGTGGATGAGAACGATCAGATGTTTGTAGTTGATATGGTTAGAGGGCGATTCGACGGCTTTGAGTTAGTCGAGCAGATCCTAGACCTGTACGAGACTTGGAAACCGTCAATCATAGGAATTGAGAAAGGCCACATTGAGATGGCCCTCGGACCGTTCCTCGAGAAGCGTGTACGTGAGCGCGGGTTATACGAAGCGTATTTTAAAGATTTGAAGACAGGGCGTCGTGATAAAGAAGCACGTGCTCGAGCAATCCAAGGGCGGATGCAACAAGGCATGGTATTCCTGCCTAGAGAAGAGAATTTTACAGGCCCCCTCGTAGCGGAGTTATTGCGCTTTCCGAATGGGGTACATGATGACCAAGTGGATGCGATCGCTTGGATCGGTTTGATGATGACGGAGTTCAGTACGTTTATTGAGCGAGTCGAACACATACCATCCTGGCGCGACAAGCTACCTGGTCTCCTTAAAGGCGAACGAACTAAATCAGCAATGAGCGCATAAAAATGGCTAAGACTAAAATATCCCCAGCAAAAGAAGAAGAGATTACTCGCGCGCAGTGGGATCGGTACGAACGGGCCCGCGACAACGGTCACCTCGAATACGTGCAAATGGCTAAAACCTGCGATGAATATTATCAAGGCGCGCAATGGGATGAAGATGATAGAGCCGCACTAGAAGCTGAAGGCCGCCCTGCCCTTACTATTAATACTATTCTCCCTACTGTTAATACTATCTTAGGCGAGCAGTCTACCCGACGCGCCGACATCCAGTTCAAACCGCGTCGCGGCGCTAACCAAGAAGTAGCTGACACCCTCACTAAGCTGTACATGCAGATTGCCGACAACAACAAGCTCGACTGGGTTGAGCAGCAAGTGTTCAGCGACGGTTTGATTATGGACGGGCGCGGATACTTTGATGTTCGTATGGACTTCAGCGATCACGTCGAAGGCGAAGTTCGAATCACGTCTAAAGACCCTTTAGATATATTAATCGACCCTGATGCTAAAGACGCAGACCCAAAAACGTGGAACGAAGTCTTTGAAACCAAGTGGATGACGCTTGACGAAATCGAAGAACTGTACGGTAAAGATAAGTCTGATCGTCTGCTTTTTGTAGCTGAAAACGGTATGAGCTTTGGCCCAGACTCCGTTGAATATCAAGAAACTCGTTACGGCGATACCGAAAACTCTGATGATTACTTTGGTTCGGGCGTCCCAGGAGATGATGAATACCGCAACGTAAAAACATTGCGCGTCGTGGAGCGTCAACATAAGAAGCTCGGGCGCGCGTCTTTCTACGTCGACCCCGATACAGGCGATCAACGCCAAGCACCCGATGAGTGGAACGAAAAGAAGCAGAAAAAATTTGCTAAACAGTACAACCTTACCCTTATTAGTAAAGTCATAAAGAAAGTCCGATGGACTGTGACGTGCGATCAAGTTGTTTTACATGACGACTGGTCACCGTACAACGATTTTACTATTGTCCCGTTCTTCTGTTACTTCCGTCGAGGAAACCCTTTCGGCGTTATACGTAACCTGCTATCTCCCCAAGAGCAGCTAAACAAGATCGCGTCTCAAGAACTACACATCGTTAATACTACAGCTAATAGTGGTTGGATGGTGGAGTCAGGATCTTTAGTAGGTATGACAGCTGATGATCTTGAGGAGCACGGAGCGGAAACAGGACTCGTACTTGAATATGCACGGGGCACTAACCCTCCACAGAAGATCCAACCTAACCAGATCCCTACCGGCTTAGATAGAATCGCGCAGAAAGCGGCTGCAAACATAAAAACTATTTCGGGTGTCAACGATTCGATGCTAGGTACTGACAGCGCCGAAGTGTCCGGTATTGCTATTCAGGCTAAGCAGAACCGTGGCGCGATTATGATTCAAGTACCTTTGGATAACCTTCGTAAAACGCGACAGTACTTAGCAGAAAAGATCCTTAATTTAGTACAGACGTTTTATACAGAGCAACGAGTTGTCCAAGTCACCAATGAACAAGACCCGTTGAAACCTCGCGAAGAAATGATCGTAAACCAAGAGACTCCCGAAGGTGAGATTATTAACAATCTTACAATTGGAGAGTACGACGTCATTGTAGCTACAGCCCCCGCCAGAGATAGCTTTGACGAGCAACAGTTTGCAGAAGCTATTAATCTTAGGCAGGCAGGCGTTGTTATTCCAGATGATGCCATTATTGAGTACAGCCACCTCGCTAGAAAAGGTGAGTTAGCGAAGCGTATCCGTATCGCAACTGGTCAAGAGCCACCGACTCCAGAGCAAGCAGAAGCAATGGCCCAGCAGCAGCAGATTCAGATGCAGCAAGTGCAACTAGAGATTGCCAAGCTAGAAGCCGAAGTTAAGAAGATCCAAGCAGAAGCCGCAGTAAATATCGCTAAGGTGCAGGATATTACTGAAGTAGATCCGCAGCTGAGAATGCAGGAGTTACAAGCCAAGGTACAGATAAACGAAGACCAACTTAACTTGCGCCGCGAGTTGTCCGAGTCATCAAACCTATTAAAGGAAAACCAATCGCAGACCTCGGCAGCTACAAAGCTGGCGACTACCGCGTTTCAACAAGGCAACAAACAACCCACACAGGAACGATAGGAGTTCTTAAATGAGTAATCAAGAAACAGTAGTAGAAGAAGAAAACATGATGTACGACGTTATGCCAGGTGCAGATAAGCCAGAAGCCGATGATGCAACGCCTCTCGATATGAGTTTTGCTGAAGCTGCAGAGGCCTTAGCCGAAGATGTCGTTGAGGAGGAGGAGGAAGAAGCAGCAGAAATTGTTTCTAAAGATGAACAAAGTACAGAAGAAGAAACAGATGCCGAGAAAGAAGAAGAAGTCGAGGAAGAAGAGGTCGAAGAAGCGGTTGAGGAGCTGAAGCCTAAGAAAAGCCCGATGGTGCCAAAAGCTCGGCTCGATGAAGTTTTAGCTAAGCAGAAGGCCTTGCAGAAACAGCTTGATGAGATAAACACTGCCAACGCAAAAACGGAAGACGCCCCTGAAACTTATGATTTTGACACGAAAGAAGTCGAATATCAGAACATGGTTTTGGACGGTGAGACAGCAAAAGCGGTTGCGCTACGAAGAGAAATCCGAATAGCCGAAAGATCTCAATTAGAGTTTGAGATGCGGCAAGAGATGACTCAGACCGTCAAGCAGGATCGTCAGCAAACAGCGCTGCAACAGGCTGCCAACGCGATGGAAGAAGCATACCCAGAATTTAATCGTGATTCAGAAAGCTTTAACGAAGATATGACGAATGAAGTTGTGGAGTTGCGCGACGCTTTCATCATCAAAGGTTATGACGCAGTAGACGCGCTGTCAAAAGCCGTAAACTTTGTTGTTAAAGATAACGATTTAGATGGACCCGTTGATCAGGGCCCTGCTCTAGCTGCTAAAGCAAAAGCTGGCGATGAGATAGCTAAAAAGCGTGCACAGGTTAGTAAGAAGTTAAAAGCTGCGGAGGCGCAACCCCCGGAATTACCCGGTGAGAGCGCGTCGCGCGGTGAGACCAAAGGTCTCGAACTAGCGACTATGACAGAAGATGAATTTAATGCGCTACCCGAAGCTACACTTCGTAGACTTCGCGGCGACATTATATAAATAGGTGAATTATGGCAAACGAAAAAGATCCTCGGCTCGCGCGGGCCGGGGTATCCGGATTTAACAAACCAAAGCGTACTCCAAGTCACGCCAAAAAATCGCATATAGTAGTTGCGAAATCTGGCGACCAGATTAAAACAATACGTTTTGGTGAGCAAGGTGCATCTACAGCGGGCAAACCCAAATCGGGCGAGTCTGAAAAGATGAAAGCTAAACGCAAAAGCTTCAAAGCTCGCCACGGCAGAAATATTGCAAAAGGCGTTATGTCAGCGGCCTATTGGGCTAACAAAGTGAAGTGGTAGTTGTGCGCCCTGTAATTTACATACTATTTATACTGTTATCCTCACCCACTTGGGCTCAAGA